TCAGTCAAACAATACAAGCGCATGATGCTTGCGTTAAAGGACGTAGAAGAAAGTACAGAAATAGCCATGCGTGCAGTAGCTGCATTATGTGATTTAGACAGAAAGGTTTTGAACCACGCACCTGTAGAACAAATAGCTAAATGTATAAAAGCTATAACGTGGTTAATCAAAGAACCAGATATAGCAAAGTCTAATATACCACTACAAAAAACATTTTACTTAAATGGTGTAGAGTATGGATTTATACCTAATTGGACTAAACTAACAGTAGGTGAGTTTGCTGACTTAGAATCGTATACAAACGACACTTACGCAAACTTAGAAAAAATTATGGCTGTATTGTACAGACCTATAACTCAAAAGAAAGCAGACGAAAGTTATAGTATAGAGCCATACGAACCACACCACACTAAACAAGAGTCTATGCTAAATTGTAAAATGGACGTTGTAATAGGTGCTATGGTTTTTTTTTATCATATAGGGCAGGAGTTTGTGAAAGATATGCACCATTATTCGAAAAACGAGAAGACCAAGAAAGCAACAGCCTCCACAACAAGTGGGGTTGGTATGGTATCATATATTCGCTCGCTGATGGGGATATAACTAAAATGAATGACGTAACCCTTATATATATAGATGAAGCACTAACTTTTATGTGCTATGAAAAAGACTTAAACCTACAAAGCAAAGTACAAGCAAATGCAAACAGTAGTAGACGTAAATAAGATTTTTGAAGAAATAGTTGCTAATCATAAGCAGCTACAAAAATTCTATACCTATAGCTTAGATGATTTAGATATAGACAAAATAGACGTTAACCTATTCCCTTTACTCTATGCACAATGCACTAGCGCAGATATAGATGGCGGTGCGACTACATTTACATACGAAGTAATAGTAGCTGATTTAGTCATAGAAAAACAGACTGACGAAAACCAGGATAACGTAACGCAGGTGTATGGCGAAACTCTATTAATTATGCAAGACGTTATAGCGCAGTTTGTCTTTAACATGAACAGTCAATCTATTCTAAACTCAGAAATACCTAATACAGTATGGGGTTTTGATACACCTATTTCATGTGATCCGTTTACAGCACGATTTGACAATATGCTCACAGGCTGGTCAACGTCTTTTAATATTACAGTTCCAAACGCTTTAAACCTCTGTATTGCCCCTTACTCTTAAAATAGAACTAAACGACGAGACTAAAGACTTGAAATTAATAGCTACTGAACCAGCTTTAAAAAAATTCTCTAAAGAAGTAATAAGGCGTGCTAGAATTTCTTTGGCTAATAGCAAGACAAATAGTAGTGGTAATTTAAGTAATAGTTTAGCAAGTATGATTAGCGTAGACAAAGACAATAAAATAAGTTTAGTTTTTGATGCGCCTGATGCACCATACTATGAGTATGTAGACAAGGGAGTACAAGGTAAAATAAGTGGCTCAAAAGCACCTGATTCGCCTTTTAAGTTTGGTTCAGGAAAAGGTGAGAGAGGTGGTTTAACAAAAGGCATAAGAGATTGGATTAAAACAAAACCAATACCTCAATGGAAAAATAAAAAAACAGGTAGGTTTATGTCATACGATGCTATGGGTTATTTAATAACTAAGTCAGTTTATTTATATGGACTAGAACCTAAGTACTACTACACTAATGCGCTAGAACGTACATTTAATAAATACGTAGGCAAAATAGAAGATGCTATAATAGAAGACTACCAAGAATTTTTTGAGGACAATTTTTCAAGTAAGTATAAAATTACAATAGAAATATAATGGCGTACACAATAGAACAAAGTTCAGCACAAACCCCTAACGTACAGGGCGCAACTGACGATATATTTTACGTAGTAAGAGATACGGTTAACAATAGCGCACCTAAATTTAGATACTTACTTAGAGTAACTATAGATAGCGTAGTAATAGGAACATTTAAACAATTACCTAATAACGCTAACTCTGCTGCCTTTTTAATACAAAACATATTAAACGACTATGTAAAGCAAGACGCAAACATATTCGAACAAACCACAAACGGCAAACCGTTTGCTACAAATAGTAACGCTTTAAAAACTGTATCGTTAGAGTTTGGGTTTGAAAAAGCCTTAACAGCAGACGATGCACCTACACAAACATTTTTACCAGCTTTAGATACTACTCTTAAAATTATCAATGGTTCTTTAAGATCGCAATTACAAAATAGCAATGTAAATAACGAGATAACGAACTATAATTTTGACGGCACAACAAAACAATTTATATCTGTAGTGCCACCAGGTAAAGACGGTGTATATCATCAGGACGTTATTGTAAATCAATCAGGCGCATTAGCTTTTTTAAATGGTGACGATGTAGGTAGTCCAAATTCTAATTACTTTCATGTAACGTACTATAACGATGCAGGCGTAATGACTACAGGGTTTTTACAAAACGTAGCAGCAAATGGAGGAGCTAATCCTATTGCAGGTTTATCTGACGATGAAAGCCTAATTTACTTCCGTTGTTTCCCTAAAAACTTAGAGTTACAAAATATAAATACGTCATTAAGACCTAGCAATAATTTAAATTTTACATATTACGATGTACAGGTTTCTAATTCCTCTACATTAACAGGTAATGAAAAAAGTGCTATATATAGATTTCATAATTTATGTAATACTAGATATAATATACAAGACGTAGATATGTCTACAAGTGAATATTTCTTGTATTGGTGGAATGAATTAGGCGGAGTAGACAATTTACTACTAGACGCAGCTAGTCAAGTATCACAAAACGTAAAACGCAATACCTATAGGACTATAGGAAATAACGCATTTTATGCAGGTGCAGGCACAGCTTTTAGTGCGCCTCCACAGCAAGGTGGTTTAAAGTCAGCAAAAAATTTAACTACTACTACACTAACATTAAATACACGAGAGCAAAACCCTGAACGCCTTAATTATTTGATACAATCGTTAGTTAATAGTCCGTCAGTATATATTAGAATGCCTGATGTAAGTAATGACGTAGTGAACATACAACAGCCTTTATACGGAGTAAATTCAAATACAGCTCCTATTGTTAAATGTGTAATAGTAGATACGCAATTAAAATATAACTCGTCTATATCTGACAAGCTATCAGGCTATACGATAACACTAGAAATAAGTAAGAGAAAACCAACTGTATTATAATGGTAGAAGTAGTAGTTACAGCACAAAATAGTTCTGATCAAATTAGGCTGGACGTTCAACAACAGCCAGTAGAATTTAATTACGCAATACAGGAAATGCGTGATATAAGTAACGTGCGTGCGCCTTTTTCGTTTACGTTTACTTGCCCTATGAGTGACAAAAACAATAAGTTTTTTGGCTCTTACTATGACGTAAATTTTGATAGCGCAACTTTCAATCCACAAATAAAGACTGACGTACAAGTTTTTGATAGTGGAGTTTTAATTCTTATAGGTTCGTTAGAGTTAATTAGTGTAGACATAACTGCACAAAAATATAGTGTAACTATACTTTCAGAAGTAGCTACGTTATTTAGCGTAGTAAAAGATATGTATTTCGAAGACCTATTTGTAAATGAAGCAGGTTTAATTGATACAGACCTAGACCATTTATTAACACCACAAAATATCACTAATTCATGGAATACTGCAAACGATATTACTATAGGTCAAGTTGGTGCAGGCGTAATAGTATATCCTCTTAGTGATAACGGTTTAGGTTTTGGTGATGAAGACGGACTAGGCTTTGCATTAAATAACAACGGAGAGGGTAACAACGTAGGTGATAATGGAGAGGTAGGAATGGGATATGGCAATAGTCAGTTACCTGCAAATAATTTTAAGCCTAGTATAAAAGTTTCATGGTTAATAAATAGAATAGCGCAACGTGCAGGGTTCACTATAACGTCAGAATTTTT